CAAACTTTGCATCAAGAACACCCCAATATTCTAATACTTCATATCTGTTTTCGTGAGTATTAGGTTCAGTTTCATCATCACGAATTGTATCTTCATAATATTTATCTTCGTAATTAGGACCTTTTGCAAGTGCATCTTCAATCGCTGAAGAATCAAAGTGAGGTCGTTTTACTAATGCACGTAACTGTTGTTTGTTAAGTCTGTGTCTTTGTATTACGTATTCACAGTCATCGATAGATGTTGCTGAAGGGTCTGGATGAAAATCCCAACAAGATACTTCTTCAATTCTTGGAACTATCTTTTCATAAGGTTGGTATTCTCGTTGTTCTGTTTCTGGATTTGTAGCCCATTTATGTACACGCTTATGAAAATTTAAAGGTCCTTTTATAATACCAGTTCCTAAAAGTGCAGATTCAAATATTGCATTTCTAAATACTGTTACAGCGTTTGTATCAATAAGTTGATCGTGAACAATCTTTTCTAGTCGTAAAGCTGTTTCTTTTGCTGGACTAATTTGTGGCTCTCCAAGATTTGACGGACCTTCTTCAAGAGGAACACCTTGATATTCATTCGCTAACCCACCCAAGAAATCTTTGTTTCGTTGTGGTTCGGTTGCTTCCAAAGCACCTACCAACATTTCTCTACCATCACCCTCAAAGCCATAAGGGTCTTTTATGACATCATCGATTGGTGTCTTTTGATGTGCAAATTCAGCAACACCCTCTGGAACAGGTGTTGGTTCAATAACGATAGGAAATTTTTTATTACTAAAAAGTATGTCAGCTAACTGTCCATACGCAGCTAACACTTTTGTTTTTGTTATTTTTATGAAAACTTTAGAACGTTCTGACTCACGATATTGTGTTGTGCTATCATATATACCCCTAAAATTTTTATAGGCAGTGAGCCATCGTTGCTCGTGAACTCTACGACCATTCTCGGCATCATCAAATTTAGCACGAATATGTCCTGCTAAACCCGGCATTGTCTCCTGAGGATTTTGTATATTGACGGCTGTGTCGTCAGAAGGTTCTAAAAAGTTATCATCAGACATTTTTAGTAGTCTTGTTCGTCAGCCATTGAAAATAGTGAAGCTTCAACAGTTGGTTTAGATTGTTGCTTTGGAGCGTCTTGAGTAAGAACATCTTGTGATGCTCTTGTATCAAATTCCAAGCTATCTCTAGTTAACTGGTTTGAACCCATTGGATCATCTACAGATGTTTTATCTGAGTTCATAATATAGCCTTCACCAAAATTGTAATTACCTCCCGGCATTTTGATTCTCCTCATTTGGTTGTTGATTTAAAAAGTTTGGTTCTTCATCTGTTACGAGATCATCTTCTAGAAAATTTCTTTCCCTTACAAGATCCTCATCTGTTTTAAGAACAGAAGGTTCTATTTTAGATGGTCGTAAAGATTCTATTATAGTTGTAGGTCCTGCGGCAACAGCTTTTGCCCCTAAACCTGCAGCTTTTAATCCTATCTCTGCACCTTTTTCTGCTATCATTTCTTGTGCAAATGCGGCAGGATCAGTAACAAGTTGTCTTGCAGCTTCTACTCCTATTGCACCAATAAGTACCTTTGATCCTTTATCAGTAATCGTTCCACCTAATTTTGCAATCATATCTTTTAAGTCATCTGTAAAATCACTTGCAGTCTTAATAGGAGTTCTTACAAATTGATCCCCTAATACAGCATTAGGTTCTTTAAAGTATTCAGAATAACGTGGGTCAGTTTCTAAAATTCTATTGCTTGTATTCATTTCAGTAAAATCACTTAAATTAAATCCAGCTTCTTCAATATTTTTTTCAAAGTAAGAAACTAGCTGATTAGAAAATCCTCTATCAAATTCACTTACGGCAAAAGGATATGATTGTGTATATGTTCCTAATTCACCTATTGGTCCTAATTCAGCTTGTAATATAGATCTACCTTGCAGATACCCTATTCTTCCTGTTGGAACACCCATGTTTAACATAAGAGTTGCGTGTATGTTTCTTAATAGTGGTGATCCTGTTTTACCCTTATACCCATCTGGGGTGAGACTGTTAAAATAAGCATTTTTATCTTGATCATACATAATTGGTTGAGATGTTTGTATATCCCTCAACGCATTTGTTATATCCCCTGTTGTTATTCTTTTATTTGGGGCATTAGCTCCTTTACCCATTTTACCAAATATGTTTATGACACCTCCAGATTCAATCTGACCAATGCCCTCTTTTATCATGTCTTGCAACAAACTATCAGCCAGTGGGTTTAAGGGAATGTTTACCATTCTTCCTTTTGCACCACCTTCAGTTGCACGAATAAACAACGCTCCTTTTGTTGGATTGTATTCATGCATTTTAAGATTAGCTATTGCTTCAGGTCTTAATCCTGTTAACATTCCAAATAGAGCAGCTCTTGATGCTGATCGAGTATTGAAATCATTTGATTTTGTTTTATTAGCTAACCCAACAAATAACTCAGTTAAAACTGTTTTGTTTGGGTTTATTGCTAGTGGTGTTAGTTTCTTTGGTGGTTCAAGACGACCAAATATTTTTTCATTGACCTCAGTGTCAGCCGCTTTATCTGGTAAAAACTTTTTAGCATCAACACTGTCATCTAAAAATCTTTTAAATTCATGCCCCATTGTTCTCAAAGCAATCATGGGTTGTTTTACACTTACAGCATCTCCCAACTCTGCTGTCGGTCCAAACATTTTTGCAATAGGGGTTACGCCATTTTCATCAGGAATATATATTGAGATAGCCGATCCGGGAACATCTGCTATATCTTTAAAATAACGTATGGCATTACTAACAAAAGCTGATCTTTGTGCTTTTATTCTTTTAGGATCACTTGAGCCTTTTGCTATGTGATTTTTTGCGTAATATTCAGCGTATTCACGTAGAGTTGAACTCGCTGATGGTTTAAATTCTTCTGCCATTTAATATCCAAAAGTGTTATCTTGTGGTTGATACACTTGTTCTTTTATACTATTTAAGCTTTTATGTATTGACACATGTGGAGACATTCTACACATGACTAAGTATCTTAACGCATCGTATGCGTGGTCTTCGGCTTTCGTATCCACATCTTCTGAATTACTTTTCGACAAAGGTATCCCTGCAAGCTGTCGAATAGTGTTGCTACATGTATTAAATATACGGATTCTTGGTAGCTTTGTCAATGGGTTATCTGCAAGTCGCCTATGTATCTCCATTTTACCCTGCAACCTGTTTCTATCCGATGGTGTCCAACGCACTCCTAAACGCATCATTGTTTCAGCAATAGACGGACCAAAGCCTGTTCTATTCCAACACGAAGCATCTAATACAGAGTAATGAGGAGTCGGATCAATCTGTTCCAAATCCATAATCCTGTCAGCTAATTGCTCTGCTGTGTGTTGTTTTACATAGAGTTCTCGATAAATCCAAATATTGTTATCCCAATCTATTGCTCCCCACAGAACACATGAAGGGCTGGCATATCCATAATCTGCTGCACGTATTCTGGGCCAGTTAGTTGGCATTTCAAATGGATCAACAACATGTCGTGGTTTAGAAAACTCTGGGAAGGCGGCTCCCTCAGCCACATCCCAATCCCCTTCAAGAAGTCTCTTCCGTTCAACTTCTGGGAGCGATCTGAGCATGGCTTCGTATCTGCCATCTTGCATCAGATAGGGATTATCAGTCAACCGTGCTGGAATAAATTTACGGTAGAACAACGGTTGCCTTGCTTTCTCGTGACCCTCTGGATATAATAGTTGTCTGTTAGTTTCTATATCCGTAGCTGGGAAAGCTTCGTTTGAAGGATGTGGATCAACATACATCTTCTTAATCCACCAACCCCCAACTCCTCCGGGGTTTCCAGTACAACGCATAGACATATAGGGTCTTAGCTCATCATCTGTTGTACGCAGTCTGGAACGTAGGTAATCCCACACGTATGGTGTAGGGTATTGTGTTATCTCATCAATCCCAATCCAGTTAAAAGCCTGTCCTTGAAATCGTGTAACATCTTTATCTCTATCCAAATAGGTAAACCACATCGTTGCTCCTGATGGAAATACCCACGTAGATTTTGATTCCCTAAATACAGCTTTTGGAAAAGCCTTTGTATATAGCTGTCTTGACTTGTCAATCAGTTCTGTCAGTTCATCAAGAGTTCTTCTTAGGAGAAGACCACGATGATTAGGGTTATGACAATAACGGAGAGGATCAACAAGCAAAGCGAAAGACTTGCCCCCTCCTGCAGCCCCACCGTATAACACATCTTCTTCAGAGGAAGATAGAAATTCTTCTTGAGGACCGTTGTTAGGTCTGAATATAACTTCTTGATCTTCAACCAAATCTCTGACGGACTCAGATGCCACAGTAAGGTCGGACTCATCAATAAGCCTTGAAGCTGTACCAGTAAGCCCTGCTTGAATTTTCTTAGCACTTTTTTCAATTTTTTTAGCATGATGTTTATGTTGTTCTGCTTTTGCTGTTGCTTTTGCTGCTTTTTTACGTTGATCACGTATTCTTTTCTGTGTTGCTCGCCTTGCTCGCTCTATCGTTGATAAATTATAAGATTGTTTAGGGGCATTAGGATCTTTTTTTGGTCGCCCACGTTTATTAACCACTTACTTCTATGCCTTTTTTAGCTGGCAACAACACTACTCCGTGTAATGCCTGTACATTATGGTTATGTGTTTCCTCTCTACCCAGCCCAACCCTGTTTAATAGCGATTCAGCAGCCTTTAAACGCACATCATCCCCTCTTTCGACCTGTGGGGTGTCGATCATGCTAATTAGCCTGTTAGTAGCCTTCACAGAAGCACTAGCGAGTAGGTTCTTTGACCGTGTTATGATCTCATCGGCTAATTTGCTTCGCAAATATCCTGCAGAACCCTTCGTGTACCCAGCATTTTCAGCTGCTGCGACTACATGGCCGCCATTCTCGAACAAGTTTTGTAAGAAAAGCTCTTCTTTTTCTGAAATCTTAGTAGATTTGCGTTTTTCTGGTAGTAAGTTCATTGTAATCTCTGTTATTATGGTGCGTAAGTCTACGAACTGGATGCAAACTAAGCTTTATCTGTGCCAATGTGACATCTTGCACCTATAATACATACTTATAATACTAATTTAAAAAAAATTTGTCAAGGGGGTTGACGAAATTGATTTCAGACGGTACAATGCAGTTGAACCTGCCGAGGAAATATATATAGTATACCCAATAAGTTGCCCCAATGCGTTGCATATGGGGCTTTTTTAATGAGTATACTTAAAGAGTTGCAAAGTTTTTCATACAATTAACCTAAAAATATAAAAAATACCGACAGATTGCTAAGCATATGCCGGGGGAGTGGGGTGACCCTTGCGTACGTGCGTGTAGGCAAAAAAATATTGTTTTTTACAATAATCATTGAACCAAGAAGAACAATAAATTTTGCAACAAGCTAAACAAAACATTTAATTATAACTTGCAATCGTCACATCATATGCACGTGTAAAGCAATTTGTCATATGATTAATTTTAAATGTAATCTTTTGAGTTGTAAAAAAATAGCATTATTAAGAACTCAAAAAGAATAAATGAAATAATTACAATACAATAATTATTATTTATTTTAGACATAAAAAAAGCCCCCAAGAAATATACTTGAGGGCTAGTTTGGGAGAACTTTATATTATTTAATTAGAAGAAAAATAACTTTTTCTATATTCATTTACTCTTCTTTCTGTACTTTCATTTGCAATATATTTATTTGCATTAGATAACCAACATTGAACACAAACATATTGATCATTTTCAATAACAAACAAGTATCTTTCTTGCTGTTTACCACAAGCTGAACAACTGCAAATATCATGAGCATTAGGAACATGAATTGACATCTTAATAAGTCCTCTCTTGAGTTTTAATTATAAAATTATCTTTATCGTCAATCTGATAATCTTTTAATGAAGTTTGCTTATAGCTTGACCCATAACACTCAATCCCTAAAGTATCAAGCAATCTGTCAATGCTCTCAACTTGCATCTTCAATGCTCTAATTTGATGGGCTAATAAATTTAAATCCCTATTTTCATAAGTAACAATATTTTCTAAATTTGCTTTATTTACTTTAATTAATTTTTGCATCTTTTTAATCCTTTGCAATAAGTTAAAATTTAATATTAGTTATTTAAATCAACTAATGAATAAACATTAGAATTAATTTTTTTCTGTGTCAAACTTTTATTTTCATTTAAAAATATATTTCTGTATTTTCCTGTGGTTGTTGAATAATCCCACCTATTAACATCTAAATATATTTTTCCTTCATTAGTTCTTACTGCAATTAAACTTTCGTATGATTGGAAGTAATGAGCATCTGGAGTGACAATTAGAAATTGATTAGGTCTTTTATTAATGTTGTAAACTTTGATTTTTTCATATGGTATTGGGTTAACGTTTTCAAAATAGTTCATTTTATTTCCTTTCAAGGTTTTATTTTGTTTTAATGTTCAAGAGTATAGACACAAAAAAAAGGGAATGTAAATACACCCCCTTAATTTTTTTATTGTGTTTTAATTTTAAAAAAAGATCAATGATAATAACATTATCACAATGATTGCAACGCAAATTCTAAATATTACAATCCATTTTTCAATGTCATCATTCATGCCACAAGTGCCAATTCTTGCCAGTGTTCAGTGTCTAGTAATTGGCGTATCTTACTTTGTCTTTGTAACTGTACAGTGTGTTTTGATTTTGTCTCACCTAGTGTTTGATCTTTACCATTGCGATCAATGTAACTTGCGTCAGTATGCGTAGACCAATATGTAAGAGCATTGTAAGCAGACCACATATTACGTCCACAATCTTGACTTTCTTTTTGGAATACATCAACCATAAAATTTAGTAACTTGTTGTTAACTCTATATTTACTATCAGCAACTAAACGTGTTCCAACACCATGTTCAACTTTGCACAAAGTATTTGTTAAAAAGTTTGCAAACTCTTGATCAGATATTGGTGATTTTTTCCACGCTAACATTTGCTCTTTGTTTTCATTCCACGCTTGTAAACTTGTTTGAGCATTGGTCAGCATAGCATCAACATTTAAATTTTTAGTATGATTGTGTTTATTTTGATATGCTTTTTCACCACCAAATACTTGAGTGTTTTGACATAGCGATCTATATGCACCACTGAATACTTGAAAAGCCCAAGACATATCTACAGAATTAAAAACATCTAAACGACATTTAACAAGATCATTTTGTCCAACGTCCATTTTAAGATCGTTGAAATGTATAGTTCTCGTTGCACGTCTTCCATTTTCAAATACTCGATCAATGACTTCAACATTGTTCAAAGGTAGATCAGAGTTTTCCTGCAAATAGTTTCCCTGCTTTTCAAAAATCTCAGAGTGATTAACAAGCTTGTAAGTATCAGAGATAGGTCGACAGTTTAAAACGTCACCAGTATGCGTTGAAATTAATCCTCGATACTTTTCAAGTTTTTGCATTGTTCCCATGCCAACACCAAAAGGTTTATCAACAAATAATGGAACTGGTTCAACTGTTCCAACATCTTCAAACAATTTAATATTGCGTACATCGTCATGTACAAATTCAGTACCATTAGGCAATTGTTTATATCCACAGTCGTCCAATGATACATTCCATTTAGGTGGGATGTTTGTATTAAATGCAACTGCATCAGTTTCAACATCTTCAATTAGTTCTTCAATATCTACTTGATCACTCATATTAATGCCCTCTCGAAATTGTTAGTTCTGAGAGCATACTCTCTAGAACATTGCTGATTTTATCTTCAAGTGTTCCATTATCTACATAATCCATAACGTCCATTTGAGATAGTTCATCTTGAACAAGACCATATATATCTAATTCGTGCGACCAATCCATATTTTCGATATGATTTTTTACTGCATCTTCAACTACAGTTTTTAATTGATCGTTTATCTGAGTGATCAGCTCATCTGATACTATTTTAACCATTTTAAATCCTTTCATTTTAATGGCGATCGTATGGGGCAAAATTTATAGGAGGTACAAGAG